TCATCAGGAAAATCTAAAAGAAAAAGCACAAGCAGAGTAATCAAAAAAAAACCTGTGCCAAATGAACCGAAGTCAGAAACAAAAGAAGAAAAAGATTGCTTACTCACAGCAGCGCAGCTTCTCAAAGACTCGGGCATCAAAACGAGGATCATCAAAAAATACCTCCCGACGATGAATAAACTTATCAACGATTATCTTGATAAGATGGAATTTCCAGCATCGTTTATGCTCAACGAAAGTTTTGAAGAAGTAATCAAATCACGTTACAGAGATGAATTTAGTTATGAATCTTTCAGCGAAGGAGAGAAAGCTCGTATTGATATTGCTTTGTTGCTTACTTGGCGCTCTGTTGCTAAACTTAAAAATAGTGTTGACACTAACCTCCTTATTTTAGATGAAATCTTTGATGGATCGTTAGACCAATCTGGTAATAGTGACTTAGGGTGGATACTCCAAACATTTGATGAGAAGACAAATGTTTTTGTTATTTCTCATCGTGATAATATGGCAGATAAATTTGATCGTTGCTTACGATTTGAGAAGCATAAGAATTTCTCATACGTCACAGAAGAGACATTAGAATAATTTAAGAGGGGTTGCTTTGGCATCCCCTTTGCTGTATAGTTGATTCATCAACGAAAGAGACCGATGTTTAACGCCGAAGTCAAGGGCAATCTCGCTCGCCTTCTCGCTACCGAAAACCTGATCGTAGAGCACCGCCCTGTTGAGACGGCGATGTTTAACGTGAAGGATCGTGTGCTGATCCTGCCTATGTGGGAAAAAGCATCTGCCAATGTATACGAT